CATAAAGTGTGGTGCGGATAGACAACGAATTCCACGCGCAGTAGCTATAGGATTTGCCACGTTTGAGCTGTTCTGTTACCGTCCCACAACTATTAAAGACCTTTGTTGCCGCATCCCCCCCTTTGTGATGCATGTAGCTATAGCTAACGGTAGTTTGCAAACTCGAATTTCACAACATTTCGGTTATAATGTGGTGGCCATAGCTTTTGAGTTGTTTCTGAGGAGGATTCTGGGCAGAGCTAATGTTTCTAATGGTCCTTTGATTAATATACATGCTTTCCGCCAAGCGAAGATGGGTGATTTCATCCCAACTATCTGCATTCGGTTGCAGAAAATGCGGAGCATACGTCAAGGCAACAGATTGTTTAGGAAACGTAATACAGAGGAATGGTGCAGGCAGGGGCAAGCTTATCACCTTGCTGGCCCGTATATCACAACCCATGTTCCATTTTGTTTTCGCGCATGTGAGCATAATATGATGGGCGCACTCACTTCTCGGATGGCGGGGACGCCTAAGGTTTTTGGTGTTGATGACTCCCAAGAACACCAGGATAAAGTCGATGCCGCCATCACATGTGAGTTCAGAAACACCCACCCTAATTTGCTACAACGTCTCAACTCAGCCCCATTCCCCGGACTTATGACTAATGAGGATTGGTGTTCGCGTTTCCCTCCAAAGAAGTGTCTTTATTTGACTCAGGCGTGGGTCGAACGGGCACTCAAAATTGACATCACATATGAGTGTTTTGTGAAGAAGGAGAAAAGCGTTGTTGAGGATGACACATTTGAGGAGATGGAGATTACAGAAGATGGCGCCCCTTTACCTTGTGAAGTTAAGTTAGATCCAAGGGGTATCTCGGTCCCGCATGAGGTTGTTCGGGTTATTACCGGTCCTTGGTGTGCTGCTCTTAATAAGCATATGCATGCCGTCTTCTGCGAGGAGATTTATTATAACCCGGGGGCTTCCCCCCTCGAGTTTTCAGACTGGTTCCACAAAGCTATCAATAACGTTATGGCTGGAAAGTGGCAGTTTGCTCTCGCGGTTCAAGGCGATGACTCTCTTTTGATTAGACTTCATAATGGCGTGTTGAGGATCCTCTCAGCTGATATGAGCCGATATGATATGTCACAGAGGGTTGAGCATTTTCGGCAGGTCTGGGCGTTGATATCACAGATGAAAGATAGGCCTCCTTATGGAGTAGAAGACATTATTATGACGCAACAGGGTCTGTATGGGGATCCGCATGTTTACAAGACCGGCTTTGCGAAAGTCCGGGTTAAGGGGACCATGCCTTCGGGTGATGGTGTGACAATTACGTTCAACTCTCTGATTCTGTTGCAAGCATTATTGACCTACGTTAAGACATATCAATGTGGCTTAGATCTTTTTAAAGAGGCGATGGCAACTTTGGGGTTTTGTG